GTTCCTGATCTGCACTCGGTCATTCTCGCGCAAGGCGGTCGTGTAGCGGGTGACAAGCCGCAGGCGCACGATGGCCTCGACACGGTCGGAGGCATAGCGTTCCGAACCCGACACCGGCGTCACATAGGCGCGCGTCGGGGCGCCCGACACGGTAGCCCAGGATTCCGTCTGCCCGCCCGCGCCATCGCTCGACAGCGTGCGGCGCTGGAACGTCACCGGCTCGGAGAGCTTGCCCGCGTTCATGTCGCAGCAACGGATTGCCATCGGCTTAAACCTTCATCGCCCGGTATCCCGCCATGATCGCCTCCGCGCCCGAGGTCACGAATGCCTCTTTCGGGTCGCAGTCATCGCCGCGGTGAGAGTAGAGATAGGCCGCGAGTTGCTTCACCGCCCGCTTCATGGGTGCGGGCACGTTGGCCGCCGAGGTGTAGCCCGCGACATAGACAATCTCGATGGCATTGGCGGCCCGAAGCGCCACCGGCCACGTCTGCCCGCTCTTCAGCGTGATGCGGCCCGGCGTGCGGTAGGTGTCCACGTCAAACACGTTTGCCACGGTGATCGAGGTGGCGTTGCTCGCCTCATCGTAGGTGGTGACGGAGGTGATGGAGGCCAAGGGCCAGCGCGGCAGGTCCACGCTGCGTTGTGCATTGGCATAGAGATCCTTGATCGAGCCCTCGCGGACGCCATCCCACCACGCCTCGCCGCCCGTGGGCCAGCGGTCAATTGCCAAACGCCACGTCTGGGTGATGAAGGCAAGGCCTGAGATGGTCTCGATCTCGCTTCGCGCGTCGGTGATGAGGGCGTTGGCATCGGCGTCGGGAAGCTCGGTCGGATCGGCGCGGAGATGCGCCCTCAGTTCCGCCGCCGTCACAGGCTCGGATGCGGGTCCGGTCACAAGGACCGAGCCGCGGTGCTGATAGAGCGAGACAGGCGCGCGGAGGCTCATGGCTTACCCCTCTTCCGGCGGGTTGACGATCTGAAGCCCGAGGCGGGCGAAGGCGGTGAACGGCGGCTGCTCGGTTACGTCGGAAGTGGCAAGCGTGTCCGTGACCTCTTCCAGCGTGCATTCGACGCCCTGCTGCTGCGCGACATAATAGACGGCGGCGGCATTGCCCGGCGTGCTGCTCGTCATTGTCCAGAGGCCGTCAACGAGTTCCCATGTCTGCGTCGGAACCATGTCAGCAAACTCTGCGGGAAGCATTCCAGACGAGACGTAATGCGATGCGGGTTCAGCACCGGAGGCGGAAAGCGGCGTGGTCCACATGCCCGCCCCACCGGGGCCGAACGAAGCTGCGAGATTGCGCGCGAGGTCCACATGATCAGCGGTAACAATCAAGGTAAGGAAGCTGTCAGCCATCAGTACGCTCCCGTCTTGCCGTTCATCCAGCGTTCGACGTTGGCAATGGCAGCCGCATCAAGGTTGGTGGAAGAAAACCGCACGATCAGGCCGTAAAGCCAGCCATTCAGTGGCGTATTGTTGTTATTGCGGCGGCCTACATATAGAGGGTAGTTTAAGAAGTTTCCTGTCCCCAAATCGGCTGCAGACGTAACATCCTGCGCACCGTTTATTCTGATTGTTCTCACATCGCCTGAAATGTCGCCAATGCCAGTCACAACATTCGTAATGGGCGCGGCGTAATTGGTGGACGTTGATATAACTGAAGTTGATCCCGTCCCACGGGCGCGAAACCCATAGACGGGAGAACCAGCCGGGGATGGCGCAAACGCATTAGCAGCACCCGCGTTGGCGTTGGACGCCGCACTAGTTTCAAAGACGCATCCTGAAGCAACATCGCTCAGTTTCCGGATGCCAAAGAACGACTGAAGCTTGTCAACGCTGCCAGGATTGAAGGAAGAGGTAAAAAGGCAATCGTCTACACCATCAAATTCAAGATAGTACCTACCACTGCTGTCCTGTCGCAATACTGGACGCGCCGCAGCCGTTGCTTGTGTGGCGTGATTGCCGCGCCCGCTCTTGTCCAGAATGCGGCCAACGGCTTGTCCAACCGCCGTGACGGGCGTCGTTCCGGCGCTGTCCTGAAACATGGTTGAGAAATCGGACGGGTCAAACCAGACGCCTTGCTCGCCCGCCTGGAACAGCGACAGGGGGGAGTAATCGACCGCCTGCACCGTCATGCTGCCATCGCAGACAGGTATACTGAAAGACGATCCCATGCCCTCATCGGCCAGTTCAAGGACGCTGCTTGCGGCCGGGCCCACGTCAACGAGCGTGAGCGAAAGATCCTGCGCAATCGCAAGATCAATCTGCCTCCCGCATGACGTGACCTGCAACAGGCTCATGTGGTGATGTCCTCCACCACGTTGATAATGAAGGTCTCGCTTGAGCGGGTGACGCCGGATGCGACGAACTGCACGTCGCAATACATGACCGAGGCATCGGACGAGACGGGCCACAGGGCCGTGGAGGCAGCCGCGCGCGTGAGCGTGAACAGGCCGTTGGCGGCATCTGTCACGGTGACGGTGAGCGTGTCGGAGAATGCCCCGACCTTGACGCTCGATGTGATGGTGACGCCCGTCAGGTTGACGGCGGCCCCAAGGCTGTCTTTCCTCGCACACGACAGGCTCAACGTGTCGCCGCGCTTGAAGTCGATGCTCTGCATTTATGCGGCCTCCGTCTTGCGCGGTCGCCCGCGGCGTTTCATCTCCTCGGGTGCAATCACCTTGGTTTCGACCTCGGGGCCGACGACGACGCCGGCGCCTGCCTGCAAGGCCCATTGCGCCAGTTGCCCGGTGAGGATCATGCCCTTGCCATAGGCGTGCTGCCCCCACTCGGGCGGCGGCGTGTAATCGCGGGTGAGACGCACCTTCATTCTGCGGCCTGCATCAGTCGGTTGGGATGGCGGGAGTGGTCATAGCGGCGCTCGATCTCGGCGGCGGGAGGTGCTGCCTTCTCCACCATGCGGACCTTGACGCCGCCATCCTCGCGCGGGTCGAGGAACACGTCAGCGCAGTCGTAGCCGTAGAGCCGCTCCGATTCCGGCGCGCAGGCATCAAGAAGCGATGATTGCTCGGGAACAGTGATGGCAATGCCACGGGCGGCGGCGATGCCAAGCCAGAACTCGACACAGGCCCTGCCCTGCTCCGCCTTGTGCGCATTGGGCAGGGTATAGTCGATGCCAAAGAGCGAGATGCGTTTGACGCCGATGTGAACGGCATAGGCCACGGCATAGGCGGCGGTGGAGTTGAAATACGGCGCCCCGCCGTTGCTGTCGTGCCCGGCGTTCAACACCTCCTCAAGCGGGAAGGGAACGAGGCCGGGATAGCCCGCGCGCGGGATCGAGGTGTAGACCGGGCCAGGATGGGTCTTCAGCCACTTCACCATGGCGGCGATGTTGGATCCCGGCCGTTCCTTGGCGCGGGCCTCCTGCACCTTCACATCGTCCATGTGGAAGATGCGGTCGCACTTGAGTACGTCGCCGATGGCGTTGATGCCCCACACCTCGTTGCAATAGGCCGATGCGCCTCCCAAACCCTTCGCCAGTTCAAAGAAGGCGGCACAGGACGGGCCAAGGCCGACGATGGCGACGTGATCGGGCGCAGGCTGCAAGCGGAACTCCGGGGTTGGCAGGGATTGCGTGGCGCGGGATGACTGGGCAACGGCAATGAGCGTGCGGCCCTCGACATTGGCCGCGACCTCGGACCACGGGCCGATCTGCCCGTGCCATTCGCTGGCCGTCCAGCCGTTGGATGCAAGCAGCTCGTTGAACTGCGCGCGCGTGTAATGGCGATGGTGGAACTTCACCCGTCCGGCATGGGGAAACACAGCTTCATTCGGCACGCTGGCGTAAAGCGTTCCGGCGTGGTGCGACCAGTGGGAAAGAACCCATGCAGGCTCGGCCAGGTGCTCGATGGTCTCGAAACTCACCACCGCGTCGAAGGTGCCGAACTCGTCGGCGGGCATGTCTTCCGCCGCGCGGCATTCAAAGGTGACATTGGGATGGGAATAGTAGGCTTCCGCGTAGGCGATGGCCTCGGCGCTGGCGTCGATGCCGATGACGCGGTGGCCGGCCTTGGCGAGAAGCTGCGAGCCGTAGCCGATGCCGCAGGCCAGATCGAGGACGCGGCTGCCCTTTGGAAGCCGCGCCGCCACGAACTCGTAGCGGGCCACATGGTCACGCCGGATGCCAGAGACATCCGGCGCTACCTGGCGCTCGCCGTTGTCCAGGGTCACGACTGCGGAGCGATGGCCGGGGTGCCAAGGACCGCAACCGCACCCACCACCGCCGTGGCGGTGCCGGTGCCATAGAGGCGGATCTTGAGGTAACGCTTGTTGCCGCCATAGCCAACCTTGCCGGACTTGGCCGCGGTAAGCGTCAGCGCCGCCTCGGTGCCGAGCAGGTCAGCATTGGCAACCGAGGTGTAGGAACCGCTCACCGTGTCGCACTCGTAGATCACCGGGGTGATGGTGTCGGCAGCCGAGGCCGAAGCACCCGAGGAATAGACGAATTCGACGGTATCAAAGCCGCGGCGGTCGATGGCGGCGGAAAGCTTGCCGCCGGCAATGCCGGTGGTGCCAACCGCCTGGGGCGTGATGCCGTGGATGACGGAGATATTGTTGTGCATGTCGCGCATGGGAGTGATCTTTCGCTAACTCAGTTGAACGAGGAAGGAAGGGGCGGGTGATGCCCGCCCCTCACGATTAGGTGCCGAACTCGATCAGCTTGATGGCCTCGAAATTGACCACATCGCCGCCCACGCGCTTGGTGGTGTAGAACTCCACATAGGGCTTGGACGAGTAGGGGTCGCGCAGCGTGCGGATGCCGATGCGGTCCACGATCTGGTAGGCCTCGCGCATGTCGGCCACCGCCATCGAGAGGCTGTTGGCCGCAAGGGTTTCCAGATCCTCGAAGGCCGCCACCGGGTAGCCCAAGAGCGTGGCCGGCTGGCCCGCCTGGCTGGACGGCTGCCACTGGTACTGGCCGTCATTGTCCTTGAGCTTGCGGCAAAGGGCGGTGACGG